CGTAGGTCCAACTATCCAGCATTCTGGACTATTCTTTAGAGTAAAGAACACTCTAGAAGGTTTAGACTGGTGCTTAAAACGGCCAAAATCCACAGAGTCTACGTTTACGTACGACTGGTACCGTCGTTTCCGGTATAGGTGTAGGCTTGGGTAAAGGCGCAGGACCAGGACCAGGAGCAGGAGCAGGAGCCGAAGGCAGCGGCACCCGTATCATCCGTGATGTACAAGAATCCTTAGAGTTATTCCACCGAATACGCCATTCATCGCGTATTATAGCGTAGGCGTCCAGAACATTCATAGAGGTTTCAAAACGAGGGATACGTAGTAAAAGTCCAAAAAATGTTGCTTCGTTTTCACTCAGCTTAGCAAACACCCCCTCAGACACGGCTTTCGCAAGCAATCCGTTCCATATTTTAGACGCCTGCGGCAATGGTGTATTTCCTAGTGACAATCCTTCGTCGCACATCCAAATCAACAACCGAAATAACTCTTCAATACGCGATTCAGGAAACCAATCAAAAATACGAAATTCCAACCCGTGATTCCAATGCTTATTAAAGTTGATGTCAACGCCAAGCGCATCACGAACCGTATAGGCGCACCCACTCATGTCGTGAACTCGCTCGTACCACCGATCAGGCACTCGTGAATACGGCTCAGTCAGTATTTTGCCTGCCGGCATTCCCGCCGTATCAAATGTGCCGACCGAGACATAGCGCGACGCGCATAGACGCTGCGAGCCGGCAGGAAAGCCAGAGCTACAAGAAGCAAGTACGTCACCGCTACCGAACGCCGCTATCAAAAACGGTGAAATCCATTGGAATAGCCGAGCAACCGCACGATGCCGCGTAACGAACGATGGCATATCGGCAATCATCGCAGCAGGCGTTAACCGTGTAGGCAGCGTAATATTGAAATGATAGGTACCGTTATTGAATATTCCAACATTTGATCTATTTGTTAGAAATACAGCAAATCCATGATTTTTCTTAGGATAATCAACGCCGCGTTTTAGCGGTGGTTCGCAATCCAACGACAATAATCCAGATTTGAACGCACCGAGCCAGTGTTTTTTATAGTCAAGCAATTCGGTAATTATATCCTCCATTTTTGCACAATAAAATCGCTGTGTCATAAATTCAATCGTATCACCGTCAAAGGTCCACCAGTTTTTATGACCTGTTTTAAATACAAAAGGATTCACATCTTGTAAATTTTCAAATAAAGTCTTTCCATTAAATTTCGGATTCGGAGTATATATGCTCGTATATAAACTTTTAGGCTCTCCACGCATATCTGTTTTCATCAGTGTATGACTATTTATAAGTAGTGGCAAAGACACGGTCGGCGTCACACAATACGCATCCAACGCCTTTGTTAACGAATCAGGCTTATATGTAGTCCAGTAGTCTACACTATACCGTTCACGCTTATGATTCTTTTTTATAAAATCTGCCGATTTTACAATCCCACCCTCAAGTTCAAGATATGTTTCATTTTCAATACCGAGACCCCAATACACTTCATCGGGATTATACATAAATTTATAGCGGTCGTGTTTTCCCGCGGATTTCATTCTCGCTATTTGGTATATTTATAAAATTATTCGCTTCTTCTACTATAAAATAGAACAAGTGATAGAAATACAGTGATGTTTAGATAGTATCGCGTCCACCGACCATAGCCGCACGGTGTAGAGGGATGACATAGGGATTGCGCTCCAGGGCAGCGACGGTGACGGGCTCGTTGCGGATGGCAGAGATATCCAGCTTGAGCACGGTACGGGGGCGCTGTAGACCAATGACTTCCTTGGAGGTAGGAATATTGTCCACACGGTCCACAGCGGGCTCGCGGTCGTTGACGGAGTCGGCGTTGAGTTTGCGGTACTGGAGATGGATATTGTCTTCGCCGTTGAAGAGCTTGACGGACGAGCCCTGGGGGCGGCGACCGCGCGCCACATTCTCCTTCTGCGGATAGTGACGCATATTGTACGCATCGGTGCGGTTGGTTTCGGCGGTCGCCACGGCGGCAATTGCGGGACCATTCCAAGACGAATCCGCCGACAACGCTGCCTTCTGTGTATTACGTACCGTATCCTGGAGTCGTGACTCCGCCTTGTCAGGAATACCAGCCGTCGCAAAGTTACGGTAGAGATCCTGCATATCAAGAGTATTACGACCGGTTACACGGGCAATATCATCGGGGTCGTAGATGGTGAGTTTCTGCGGAACATCACCGCGCGCCATAATGCCAAGGTAGTCATTATCCTCCGTGGTCTCCTTGATGGTCGTACGAGCAATATCGTTCGGGTCATAGACGGTGAGTCTAGGTTGGGCGTCAACAGGACCCGCGGCACCTAGGTAGTTGAAATCTTCCGTCTCCTCCTGGCGTGTAGGGCGAGCAATATCCTGGAGAGGAAGTTGAACCTCGCCGGTTTCCTGCGGCACGATATTGAGACCGTGGACGCGCTCTGTTGTGTAGAAACGCTCGTTAGGGCGGATTTCCACACCGGACTTACCGTAGTCGTTCTCCTGCGCATCAGTATTGGGGTCAAAGTTGTTTGTAAGATCAGCGTTACGGAATCCCCAAGGACCCATCTGCTGCGTAAGCGGTGTGCGCGTAGATGCCACAGTGTAGGTCGCCTTGCCCTCCACTTGACCGGCGGTACCCTCGTACTCCTTTGAGGTATCGGGGCGAGTGACGTGCTTGAGTACCTGGGTAGAGCGGACGGTCTCTTTGATGTTTTCACCGGCAGTGACGAAGTTACGCTCGCCGTGCTCGTTGAGGTAGAACTTATCAGGATGGTACTTACGGACGTCACCAATGCTCTCGGCAGTGCCGCTTGTTGTAATAAAGTGTGCGCCAGGTACGACAGGCTGAGCGTAGGTGAGTTTAGGGTTTGTGACAACACGGAGATCATTGGTACGCGGCATACGCTCAAGAATGAACTCCTCGCCGGCTTGCTGCTGGTAGCCACCGGACGGTAATTCGGTAAAGCCCTGATTGAGACCAGGACCGACGCGAATCGGTTCAACGGGGCGCTCGCCGCCACGGTTCTTCGGCTCCACAATACGAGACTCCATAAAGTCGGTGGTCGATTCAAATCCGAAGGGGTTACCGATTGGTTCAGTGCTAGGCTCAAAGAACGGCGCCTGCTCACGCTTAGCAAACAATGTCTTGCCAGAGCCCGAATAGTTATCTAGAATCTGATTATTTGCGTTATCAATCATATTCTGCTTGACCTGACCACGGAAGAAGGGGACCATGTTTTGGTGCTTGAACTCGCCGGGTGCAAACTCAACGCCGCTGAGCGCTGATACGAATCCCTTACGTAACGTAGCGTCTTCCCAACCGTCGGGGCGTATCTGAAGGGCGTCGGCGACAGTCGGGTCGTCCTGTGTAGGCAGAGACATTGGCGGGACGGGGAAATATCCATTGGGAATCGCTTGGAGCTGCGAGGGATTGGGCTCGGCGGGTAATGAGCCGCCGGCGGGAAGCATAAATTGTTCGTCGTACTTGCCGGCACCGAGTGTATTCGGTTGGCGAGGCTTGCCAGGTACGGTGCGTGTATTGGCGGGTGTATAGACAGCATCACGAGGGGCAGCGTAAGTAGAGGGCGAGCGTCCACTGTCACCGCGACCAGGAGAATACGATGTATTTGGTCCGATACGGAAATCGGGCGAACCCTCAACCGATTGAAAGCCCTCCTTATTTGCCATAGTTTTGCTGGCAGCATAACCGAGCCCGAGCAATCCAAGGAATGCTGCTGTCTCCATACTGGAACTTCTACTATGAGAGACTAAGTTTAGCGGGCTACGGATTTAACCTACAAATACCGATATAGAGATAGAACGGTATTTGATTGTAATAAAAGCATTACGCCTTCTGTGCCCATCCGTGGCGTGCGTAGCCGGTAGAGGGCGGGTTGAGCGGCGAAGGTTGAATGCCGTATAGAGCATTCGGCGGCGCCGGGAGGACATCAAGACCACGTGGCAGTTTGTTCACAGCACGGTTGACGGCGGCACGGTATTCATTGAGAGAGTCCTGTTCTAGACCTTGGAAGCCGGATTCGGGCTCGTAGGCGTTCGGGGCAGGTAGAACCTCACGAGAGCCGGTGGGTGTAGGGATACAAGGGCGGAACTCATCTTTTTGTTGGAGGCGTGTGCTGATCTCCCAGTCAAAAGGAACCATCGCCTTCTCTTGGGGATTCTGGCAGAGCCACTCCCAACGATTCCAACCAGAGGAGCGGAGTGTACAGGGAGGGTCGTTTAGCCGGGTATGCGTCTGTGGAAAAGACTGCTCTTTTGCGGGTACTAGCGACGTCTTATTCATTTTATTGCTGTCAGGATCATACTGATTGCAGATAGTCTTCGTTGTAGGGCGATTGATGTTGAATAAATCCGACTCTACATCGGTCTTTAAGAAAGTACCATTCTGCGAATCACCCCACTTTTGTAGAATGGTTGTGGGCTCAGGCGCATAGGTCGCATTGCAGTACTGCGGGGGCGCGTCTAGTTGGTAACGACCGGGACCGGTTGTAACACGTAAATCATCGTTTGTTTTGCAACCATCGTACGTACGACGGTTAAAACTTTGGTCCTTAAGAGCAATGTTTGCCATTCTATTCTAGTCATCTCTTATCTTTTTCAGAAAAGAGATGAATACTTATATTTTAGGAGTTGTCGCAACTTGCTTTGGTTTGCTTTGGTCGCAACTTGCTTTGGTCGCAACTTGCTTTGGTCGCAAACCTACTATTGATACGCTCAACCTGCGGTTGGCGTATCAATAGTGGTTTGCTTAAAATCGCATGGGGTAGCACGTATTCACGTTGAGCGGCTTCGGCGTACCGACACCAGGGTAGGTGACGTTCTGGCACGTCGGTAGATTACGAGGCGCCGTATCCACCGTGTAAATCTTGCCGGTAGACTTATCACGGTAGGAAAACGACGGGGGAGTATCGGGGCAGCCGGCGCCGCCGAGGGGGCAGGCGGGCAGGTACTGGCGAGCAATACACTTGCTCTGGACACGCGTACGTCCAAATAAGTCCGACTCAAGGTCAACTAAGTTTCCGCTAATGTTAGAAACTTCAGAACCGCCAACAAGACCGAGGGCGTTGCGGCACTTGCTGGGGTTCTCAAACTTTGCGGGCATCTGTGTGTAAGAAAACATACCGTAATCTTGCTCATCACGAACGGTAACCATATCCGTGGAACCAATGCGGTTCCAGGCGGAGTTCCAGGGCGCCTGTGGGCTGGAAATGTCCATTTCTTTACTGATGGCACATAAAAAGAATCCGGGCACACGTTCAAGAACCTAAAACTATAACCATAGCATATTATAATGTTATGGTCAAAAGGACCGCTAAGAAACGCATATTCAAGTAAGGGTACGGAATACCTCGCAACCGAAGAGGAACTTATCAACCATGTCAAATCCGCAACCACAGTCTTGTGGATACGCAACGGATCGCTGGGTCCCTTACGTACAACCGACCTAGATATAGTAGCAAAACACCTTGATAAACTCTCCAGTCCCGTTATACTTATTACGTCGGACGGCGACCGGCTTGTTCCCCACTCTTATAAACCCCAAACAGTTCAAGCCATTTTGAATCATCCTAATATTCTCAAGTGGCACACGCAGAATTACGATAAAACTATAACCAATGAAAAACTCGGCTATATGCCGATAGGATTTGACTTTCATACTCCAAAATGGCTCATCAATAATAAACCAGAGGCGAAAACCGAGTTTATGCTAGAAACTAACAAAACCGCCCCGCCGAAAATCCGAGATAAAATATTCCTAGATGCTCACCTAACCGGCAGTAGCTTGGAGCGCGAAACCCTCAAAGCCACAGTCCGCAATAACCCATCTCTTATTTGTTTGAAATCCCAGGTTCCCTTCACTGATATTACGAAAATTTACAATATGTATCAGTTTGTGTTATCACCGCCAGGACGGGGCTTTGATTGTCATAGAACGTGGGAACTTTTTCTAGCCAGTTGTATTGTTATCGTAAAATCTAGCCCGTTGGATGATATGTTCATCAAAAACAAACTTCCAGTGGTTATTGTTAAAAATTGGGCTGAGCTCAACGAGAACTTAGACCAAAAATTAAAACAGTGGTACAATGACCTAATAGAATTAACTACTCCTGAAATTATTCTGCCAAAACTACAATTTGAGTATTGGTTACAGAATTAGCAGTTGAGGTCGCGGACAAACTGGCGCGAAGGGATTCCACCACGTACCCAGCCAGGCGCCGCCGCCTCCGTCACTAAGTTTGTGGGGTTCTGAATGTGGCGGGCTAAGTGGGGCACGAGGGGGACGAACTGATTATCAAAGAACGTCTCCGTAACGGTGCCGCAAGGGCGCTCAATGCGCGCCCACTCGGCGTAGATCAGGTCGCTCTCAACATCGGGATTACCACGACCATTTCCCATGTAAGGAACCGTAGTAAAGGGGCGCGACTGGACGTGTAAAGGGCAACGAAGGCGACCCTCCTGCGTCTGGTCGGTACGGAGGCGCGAATCGTCGTCAATCTGCTGGTTATTGTAACCGAAGCCCTCACGACCGAGCATCGTAGGATTAGGGTACTCAATACGTACGGCATCCGCCTGCTTGGGCACTAAATTGCGAATCTGATATAGACCGGGACCAGCCTGGTCGCGCATTTGCTGTGCGACTTCACACGTATCATCGTATGTACGAGTGAATTCGTTAATCTGGTACTCCTTGGGAGCGATATCCACGCCGCGGGGAAATGGTGCGACTGACATTGCCTTCTATCCATCTGAAAGACAAAAAAATTGACGCAACCTTCGGCGAAACGAGGATTTGCAACAACATTCACACCAGTCACTATGTCTGTTACCACCCTTTCAATTAAGGATATTCCGTATTCACTAGTGCCAAATACGGCATTTCATCCGATTAATATAGATGCGGCAATAAGGCGTATTCGTAGCGATTACTTTGATAAGGTTCAGTGGGTCTTCTTAGAGCAACCAGTAACAATGGACCTGATTCTTACAGCGATTCTTGAGAGTCCGAGGGCACGCGCTACGTGGGCAACGGTCTTTGAGTACCGTAACCGACCATTCTATATGATTCGGAATCTAGCACATACCAATACAACTCTTCCTTACCGAAGGGTTCTAGTGGTGAAGTTGGATGCGTTTATTATCCCTTATCCTATGCGTACTTGGGACCGAGTAAGTAGCAGCCTGTCGCGCGAGGAATTCTACCCATCGCCTTCAATGACGATGTCGCAGTAAATCCGATCTTCCGTTTCCCCCAATACGCAGTTTCCGCTTTTTTCGCTTCTGCGAGCGCTTTAAAAGGACTTTTCTTGACAGACCGAGTCTTCCAAGAAAAGGGTTTTTGCCGGCAGTTACGAGTTTTGCCAGCCATTTAATAAGCCAACTGCTTTTTTTATCATTGTCATCAAGGCGCAGCGAGCCAAGGAATCTGACCACCCTCGGTGCCGGTCTGGCAGACGGCGAGGTTGCCCTCCTTGCACGAGAGTCCAGGTACGCGGTAGAGCCAGTTCTGGAACGACTCTTGGTCGTTAGGGATTGACGTAGACGGCGGGACGATCCAGGTACGCTGGTTCTGCATATGCTGGAAGACGTCGCCAGGGTCACCATAGAGACGGTCCTGCGTATCATCGGACAACTGGCGAGCCATATCAGACGTATCTACAGTTGCCGCCGGCGGCTTTGTAGGATTATCTAGAACCTCATTGACGAGCACGCCCATATAAGGATTATTAGGCAAAGAATACGTACGATTTTTAGTACCGATGACATCAGAAATATTCTTATTTGCTACATCAACGCCTCCAACAAAGTTCGGGGGAGTAGCACCAGGCGTCGTGAATAGCGTAGGTCCTACAATTCCGTTTTCAAATCCTTCACGTAGAATGTTACGCTGTTTCATTCCGTAATAAGCGGCTACGGATAGTATTGCGATGCCGAGAGTAATTCCTAGATACGCTCCGTGCCGGTGTAGAACCGCCAATAATACGCCGAGATACAGACCGAACCGTGTTAGAGAATTCAGGGCATTTGCAGTACATTTGCGGGCTTTTTCAGTAAACGGGAAGAAATCCAGCCATTGCTCCCATAATATACTGGGTGACTCCACCCAGAATGGATTGCATCGGGACGAGCTCATTCACTTACTTTGACGAAGGTTTTTATTCTATGTATTACTTCTTACCGCTCTTCTTTGCGGTTTTCGCTTTTGCAGTACTCTCTTCCATTAGTAACTCATTTGCAGCCGCATCGGCAGCAGCCGCCGCTGCAGCAGTCACACCACTCACAACACCGCCTGCGCCGCCCGCCTTCTTCGCCGCCTTCTCGGCAGCCTTCTTCTTGAGGCGTTCCTGTACTTCACGACGACGCGCCGAGCCCTCATTGCCCGATTCCTTCTCACCGCCCTTGAGCATCTCGCCGAGCTGTTCAAAGAGACCCGAAAACGCCTCGTTATCAGAAAACTCCTTCATCAGCTCTTCCGCTTCGCGAATGAGTTCATCGCGGTTGAAATCGCCACGCTGGAACTTCGCCTGAATCTTCTTCGCAATACGCTGCGCGATACCGATGAGCAAGTCGGGCTTCTGGGTGAAAATCTCCTGTAAAAAGCTAAAAATCTGAGTAGGGTCGTTGCTATTAAGGATCTCTGGCGAGAGTCCGAAATCCTCAGGATTGAATTCGCTGACGATCTCCTCGGCAATCTTGGCGATGTGACCCTTAAAGAGCTTCTCAGGGATCTTGAACTTCGGCTTGCCATCGGGTCCGGTTTTACCAAGACCGTCAAAGGCACCGCTAATATCCTTCATACCTAGACCCTCTGCCAACTTGGATAGTTTCTCAAAAATGTCCTTCATTCCGTGATCTTCTCCCGCCTTGAGACGCTTCATCATCTCCTCCATATCGTGCTCAAAGCCCGAAATGTCCCAGATACCATCAGTCTTTGCACCACCGTCAAAGGCAGCGGCAATCAGCAGCAGCGACGTCAAATATCGCCAAATCGCATTGCGACTATTGTCAGAAAGCTCAGACCATAGTTTGGCGGTCATGGCAAATCCAGGAACCAATTCCAAACCGGCATCCGTAAAAATAGATGAGTTCTGGACAGCGATATTGTTGGTATGGGTCTTCCAGACGGCTAAAAAGTTCTCTCGCGCCTTCGGGTCTTCCTTGGCGGCATTGAGTGCGTTTGCGTATTCCGGAAATGTTTCCAGTAGTTCCGTGACAAATTGTACATAGGTGGCGGAGAACGAGACCGACATGTTTTTACTTGTTAGAGACAAAGAGTCTGTAACAAATAAAGAAACGCAAATACGAGTTTAGGGCATACCAGCGGCACGGCGTCCAAGAATGACAATCACCTTACACCAATTCCAAATCGCCTTCTTATTTGCCTCGGTCATATTTGCCCAGTGGCGATCAAAGATAATATAGGCAACGGCGTAGTCCTTGTATGCGCCGGTCGTCATATCCTTCGCTTTTGCGATAAGTGTTGCCTCGTCTTCATTCATGACTGGCTCGTGAAAGTCAGGATAAATATAGTCCATAAATCCGGAATGAATCAGTTTCGGGTTCACCTTCTTTAGAAGACGTAGTGAATCTAGAGCACTTGCGATATCCTTCTCTTCTGGATAGGTATCGGCAAGCTCCTCTACAAATTCAAAGAGTTTCGTATTAAACGCCGTAAGAAGATTCGCCATTGATTTTTAAATCTAATTATACGTTTAAACCTTTTGTCATTTTTTTACCTAACCCATACGGGCTACGGGGCGACTAATATCACGATCGCGGCTGGCAGTATACGCTTCAAACTCTTTCAGGAGTTTATCTTCCTTTGCGGTACGTTGTGCTTGAGGACCGGCGATAGCAGAGGCGGCAGCAGCGGCGGAAGAGCCAGCGGCGCCACCAGGAATGAGGGAGGCGAAATTGCGCTCAATAGGATTCACACCCTTATCGGAGGTGAATTCGCTGCCAAGAAAGCTGAAGTTATCGGACCACATTCCACCCTCCATTTCGGAGCCGTAGTAGGCGCTAGGCTCGCCGTTAGGCGCTCCCATATCTGTTACGGTAGCTCCTCCACCTCCAGCACTGACCGCCATAGAGCCGCCGGTGCGAGGATTAGAGCGACTGGTTGCTTCTCCACGAGGAGCCATGTCGGGCGAGTATACAGGAGCGGCAAGGGGTCCACGATTATCGTCCATAGAACGTTGACTATTCTTAGGACCGCCACTGCCGTTGAGTCTAGCTTCAAAAAGCCAATTATTGACAGGACCGGGCACTACTCGTGGCGCGGATTCACCGGCGACCCATAGAGTTGGGACGGATTTTAGCCAATTAAGAAGAGGAGGGCGAGAGGGTGATGGATCAACACAAATTAACTGAAACTGTGATACGAATGGGGTGCGTGCTAGTTCTTCTAGAAATCCCTGGCAGTGACGACATTTCGTGCCATACCAGAGGCGGTGCTTGCTCATCTCCTCGTTGTAAAGTCTGGCGATTTAACAAGGTCTAAAAAAACGAGCGAGGTGGGGTCTAAAAATTGATAATGGTGTATAAGATAGAAGAGGAGGCAAAATGTTTTCGGGTTATGTTGAATCGGGACCGCCTCTACTAAATCCGGCGCTGGGCAAGATTCGCGCAACCTTCAAACTCAATGCAAATGTCACGCTTGCGAATGTGATTCGTCGTACGATTATTTCCTCAACACCGTCGGTTGCGTTCAGGACCGAGCCGGCGGAAACCTCTGAGATGACTATTTCGGTAAATACAACGCCGCTAGTAAACGAAATCATCTCACATCGTATCGGAATGATTCCGATTCTAGCAGATTACACTACGTTTGACCCTGCTCGTTATGAGTTCGTTCTTGATAAGGAGAATACGTCTAAGGATATGATTGATGTCACTGCGTCCGACTTTCAAATCTTTATGAAGAATCCTGAGAATCCACTGGAGGCACCTGTACAGGTACCAACGGTGCAGTTCTTTCCTCCCGACCCTATTACAGGCGAGACGGTTCTCATTACCCGACTGCGACCGCAGTGGAATCGCTCAGCGCCAAATGAGCAGATTAAGCTCAAGACGAAGGCGTCTATTAGCACAGGACAGGAGAATATCCGCTGGTCGCCAGTGAGCCAGTGCTCTTACGAATATACTCGTGATACGAACGAAGATCATCTAGAGGATGTCTTTACGAACTGGCTGCTCAATACGAAGAAGATTCCAAAGGTAACGGATCTAGCGGAGGAGAAGCTTTCGGAGCTCAAGCGTGAGTTTAATACGATGGAGGTTCAGCGGTGCTATCTTACGGATGAGCGTGGCAACCCAACGAATTTCACGTTTTACCTAGAGTCGGTAGGTACTCAGCCTATTCCCCTTATTGTATCCAATGCGCTAAAGGCTGCCGAAGCGTTTGTACGTAAATATGAGGATATTGACGCAACGCTACCGAAGAATGTTGTTGTTCAGCAGGGCGATGCTCGTTTCCCTTGTGTAGATATCGTCTTTACGAACGAATCGCACACCCTGGGCAATCTCCTGGAAACCTACTTAGTGGAGAATCACGTAGACGGTGAGGCGCAGCCGCGGATTACATATGCGGGTTATAAGGTTCCGCACCCTCTACGCCCTGAGATGTTTGTACGTATTGGTGTGGAGTCTGACGGCGGTGATACGGATCAAGAGCAGACTATTGCGCGTCAGGCGGTAGCGAGTGTTTGCCGCTTGCTGCGCGACCAGTTCCGCACTCTACAAACATCTTGGGCAACTAGTGCCCCTGCAACCGCATAAAATCAAAAATCTGGGGCTTCAATAAGAGACATGGAGCCGTTGCTATATGCGGGAGTATTGTTCGTTGTTCTCATCGGGCTAAGTCTATTTTTCTACCTCCGGCCTAAATACTTACAAGAGGGGTTCGCCGTCATAGCACTGGAGGGAGAGACGATGCCGAAATGCTTACTCCGTAGCATAGAAGCACAGGGAATACTCAAGCACCTCTATCCGATGAAGCAGGCGGCACCCGCATCAAAGGAGGCGATGGCGTATAATGAACTCAAGCTCATTCTTGAGAAGGTGCTGTGCATTGATGCGGATATTACGGGTTCGGGCGCGGGTCCTTACCAGACCTACCAACTACCATTTGCTACCCAGCACGATATTGAGCCACCGGCAAGCTTCGTAGGACGATGCTTGAAGAAGGCATTGCGGTCGCGTGATATTGAGGTTGAGTTTATGAAATTCAATGATCGTGGAAATATACTGATTGATACGCTTGTATACGACGAAGACGAGCGCCAACAACTGCGCGACGCCTTCCGTAATGTAATTGTAAAGACTGCGCATAATATTGCGTTCACGTGCTTATCGGAGAAGGCGACTCTAGACCGCCCCTCTGGTCCTCGTGATCCCGGTTATTACGTACCCCATTTTTCGTTGGAGCAGGGACCTTACGAAATTAAGGGACGGTTTCAGTACTTCTAATCAAGTAGGTACATAACGAAATTAAATGTCTGTATTACAAATTCTATATAAAGTGCAACACATAAAACAAACAAAAAACATTGTATGATTTTTGTTTGGGAGGGGTCCATTCCTCTACACCGAAGGAAGGAATTTACATGGCGCATTGGCAGCTGCCGGGGCTGAGCAGCATGATTAAGATAGAAATGCCGAGGATTTGCCATACAGACTTCGCCTCCTTAACGCCAGGAACAAGAACGTGGAGGACGTTATTCCAGAGGTACTGTCCAAAAAGGAGCAGGAGCCCTAAAACGATAAGAAGGGTGATTCCTGATACGAGTGCCGCACGGAACGGCAGCGCGCTCATACCCGTCTGATTCTCAAACGGCTCTGAAATCTTAAAAGGCGTGGCTTCAAGAGCAGCATTTACACCATTGGCAACCGCACCACCGAACATATTGATTCTACTTTACTAAATTTTTTATTCACTACCGGCGCCACCACCTGGCTTGGGAACATGTAGCTTGAGGTCATGCTTCATAATGCTCGTGCGGTTCTCTTCTAGGTAGTTCACAAGGGATGCCGCACGCTCCTCATCGCCGCCGAAGAATTCTTTGAAATGTTTGAGCATAAATCCGCTGGAGAGTTTTTCGGTGACTTCGCGCGTCTTATGAACAACCGCACCCTTACTGACATTAATCTTTGCTACATTATTGGATTCCATAATACGTAGAATAATATCCTTAAGCGCCTTGGACTGTGTACGACGCTGCTTCATTTCGGCATTAAGAGATGCGACTTCCTCTTGGATTGTCATCCAGCGCTTCAGCAAAGCGGGGAGTTCGCTGATGGCGGGGGCAGAAGGAGCACTCGTTGGCACCAGGAGGGAGTTTGTAGAACCACCTGGTACAATAGACATTTCTCTATTATAATCTATATGATTATTGACTACTATTTTTAAACGCAACGTCATTTTTTATCAGAAAAAAATGAATCCCCTCCTCCCCCCTTCAAACATCAGCAATGGACGCTCCGCCGAGCGAGGAAACCCGCCGATTTCTACGCCAGTTCTTTCTGATTCGTTATAATTCCCTTATACAACGAATCAAAAGTAAGATTCCAGATCAATTAGACGACGAGACCACCCAAAATCTCACAGACACCCTTGCCAACGTCGCCTGGATTGATGAGACCCTAAATGAAGTAAAGGCGCTGCCGGTCCCGTAGAGTTGTACGGCAGACGAAGCAGAGATGCCGCTGTTTTTGCGCGCATCCGTTACAGAACGTGTGACCGCAGGGCACCAAAGCCCAGCAGACGCGCTCCGTCGTACAAATAGAGCAAATAGGACCATCGGCGTTGTTGGTGCTCACATTGAGCGCCATTAGGATGGAGCGCAGCGCTGTGAAGCGTGCATAGTGCCGGCAAAACTCGCTATAGTCGCCCTGAATTTTATTGCGCTCGTACTCGGACCGAATATATCCAACCACCGATTGTTTGAGAGCCAGGATTTCCTCTGTCTCCACATCTTCAATGGAGATGCCGAGCAAGCGCTTTTTCATCGTATCTACCTTTTCAATCTTGAGGTTGAGAATTTCCATACTACGAAACATCTCCTTGACCGTTTCTAAGTACGCATTCATAACGGCGTGAATATCCTTACGAATATCGCTAATAGAATGACCAAGCTCCGCCTCTAGCTCGCTCAGCACTGTATCATTATCTACAATAACCGCAACCTTATCCTTCATCCACTGCGACGACGAGCTCAGTGTTGGAAGTTCCAGGGAGCGAATGAAGTGCGAGTGCCGTTGGACAATAGAGGTATCCTCCAGTGGTTTTTCTAGAAATGTCGTTAGCAGTTCACTTTCATTTGTTAGAATATCACGGAGACGCTTACGCCAGGGTCGGAGATAATCGCGCTCATCGGGTACAATAGTATTTCCTACATTCATATGAAATTGTAGAGCGTTCTCTATACCCTGTTTTGTATTTGTCATTGTGCCAGAGCCGGCATCAGCATCATCAAAATCCGCTGTAGCAAACGCTAACGGCTCAACGTGTCCTAGCGGACCAAGGGGTCCACCATTCGCACCTGATAAATCCATCTATCTCATAAAGTTTTGTTTTGTTTAGACTAAATAAGATGTTGGACGAATTATTAGTAGCAATTATATTTTTTATAGTATTAGGAATATGTGTATTTATTTATAACAATCCTAAGCCAAGCCGCGAGGGATTTGCGAACCAAACAGTGACCGACTCTGCATCGGATATTTCTGGGGCACTTCCTACCGATTTGTCAGGATGCGCAGGAATACCTTTATCCGATTTTAATACGGATTTAGTACTATCCTATATTTCTCCCGATATCGCTTACGCAATTATGAGTTACTCTATCGGTAGCTATAATTATTTACCGACGATCCAAAATGCTTTTAAACAAGGCGGTACTGGAACAAAGATGGCAATCAGTGCTCTGCTTGGACGATATCTCGCTTTTAACGGTGGATCAGCGGCGATACCTGGACCTGGGTTTACCAATACAAGTCCTGGGAATTATGTAGCACAAATGAAGGGGGCTGCTGAATTACTCAATCCGCCAACTATAGATACCTCTTCGCCGGTTTACAAATCGTTTCAAGCGGCGACGGCTGTCGCTATGTGTAAAAATCTGAATAAACGGTGGACGACAACAGAAGATTTTTAAAGAGAAATCTCTGAAATATATGTGAAAAATTCATCACTGAATCCGTAATGGCATCCATTGGCTTCAGTGGCATCAGGCACACGACGAGACGTGGCATTGCCGCCGTGTAAAAACGAAACAATAATTCCACGAGGAGAGATTTCGGCGGTCAATGATTCACGACCGACAATGAATCCCTCGCCTTCGGCGACATTGACCGACGCAGGAAAACGTCCAGCATCAAAGAAGGACCGCTTGAACGCTAGGGATGCTTCGCTAACACGCTCTGCCACAGATAAGTTTAGAGGCGGCACATTCATCGCACTAATATACCGTTTGGAGTCGTACATCGGCAAGGTAGAGCAATAGACGC